GTAATACTGGTCCTGTAGGTTTAGGTTGAAAAGGATTAACTGGTTTTGTTGGATCGTTTGGTAATGGAGTGCCACCAGACATTTGTCCTTCGGCCATTGCTTGATCTAAAAATTGTTGTAGAGTCATGGGTTCCATACCTTGTTCCATCATGTCATCAACATACTTAGAGTATTCTTCTTCTAATTGAGCCATCATCATCTCCTGCATTTGTTGCGGAGATTTAGGACCTTCATCACCACTATATTTTATAGAGGGTGCGTTAGTTTCTAGCTCTTCTGAAATTTGTATGTCTTCTATTCCCATGGTTTGTCTACCTTACTTTGTTTTACTAAATAAATCAAGAGGAGGCATGATAACTTTTACGTCTTGAGCCATCTCTTCTGCTTTGTAACCCTTAGCTTCCCAGTCTTTTCTCTCTTTAAAAACTTCTCCAGTTTCCTTGTGTCTGTAAGTTTCTTCTACTTTAGCGTCATATACTTTCATTATGTTGTTACCTCTTTTTTGATGTTTAGATAACTGATAGCTACATCAAACGAATCAGATGTGCTCGATTGTACTGTAAAAGGTGTACCACCTTCAATTATCAATGGTTGGGTTAATAATTCTGTTGTAACATTAGCTGTTAATGCTGCTGATTTAATAGCTGTAATACTGTTGTTTGTTACAGTCACACTTGGTGTACCTGCTGATGTAACAAGTATTGATTTAATAACTATCGTTTCATTAACTGCAGGAATACTAGCACCCAATGGTGTAAGTGCATTACCTGTTGTATTATTGTCTATACCTTTAAATTTATATTGGTTTACTACTGCCATTAATCTAAAAAGAAACTTCTAGCTTCTATCTCCTGTTTTAATTCTTCTTGAAAAGTTGTGTTTAATTTTTCTAACACTGCATCTAAATCTCTAACTAAAGACTGGGATATGTCTTGATCATATTCATCACTTGCTCTAGTTAATGATTGTACTATCTTTGCCATTATAAACTTGCAATGCCTCCTCTACCATAACCCTGTCTTCCTGTACCATCTTGTTCAAAACCACCAGCATCAAATCCACCACTTTCAGTAGCGCCACCATAATTGTTATTACCACCACTGTCACCACCTTGATAATCAGGACCTGAATAAATTACATCATCAATTTTTACAGCACCTGCACCGCTATCTAACAATGCTTCTTCATAATTTCCGTAATCTTTTCCTGAAGTCATTCTATCTGTAATTTTACCTAATCTACCATCTGCTCTTCTTTGATTTCTAGCATCTTCATAAGCTTGTTGAGTTTTATAACCCGTTAATTTTTCTCTATTTTTATTTAAAAAATATATTGCTCCGGCACCAAGAGCTAAAGGTCCAAGCGTTGAAAGTATACCACCCCCACTACCACTACCTGTTATAGCACTAACACCTCTATTGAGTAATGCTCTTTTACCCATGTTTCCCACATCTAAAGTATTACCACCCATGCTGATTGCATACTTGGGGTTTTGTGCTTGTTGATCTATTCCTAAAAGTTGTATAGCTTTCTCCATACCATACTTCATAGCTAGTGATTGTAATAAAGCTTCCATTATCTTCTTCCTCCAGCTTGTATATCTATTCTAAAAGTACCAAGTTTCCAACTAGTATCGACAGCGGTGTTTGATATAGTAAGAGCAATGGCTCTACCTCTAGCTCTCGTGTCTACTTTTTTGGTAGTAGGTGTTAATGTAAAAGGTCCTAGTGGTGAGCTTGCTGCAGCGTCATTAGGATAATCTCTAACTTCTAATTGCGCAAATACGTTATTTTGTTGTGCAATAAAATCAGGAACAATTCTACTAATTCTCATTATGTTTTCTCCATCTCCTCTAAGATCGGCCATGTTTGTTGCAGCGCCTCTAACAACTTTTTGTGTAATATCGTAATCACCTGAAGTAATATTAGCTGGAATTGCAACAGCCGGGGTCCCTGCTTCTAGTTGATTAACTCCTGTTTCATGTTCAAAATATATTGAAATACCTTCTGTGTTTCCTATAACATCAAAGGATGTTGAATCACTTGCATTATATTTAGTTGCATGAGGTAAACCAAAAACAGCAGAGTCTTGCCAAGCACTTCTTGCAAATAACGGACTCTCATTTGTAAACCATATTGGTCTTTTTGATGTCGAATCTAAATAACTATAAGTAACTGATCTAGTATTTACGGTAGAAGTAAGAGTTGGATAGAACCAAGTAATTTCCCCAAACAAATTATTAATACCACAGTAGACTAATTGATTAGAAGTTGTGTTAAGGTCATCATAAACATAATCTTCAACCAAACAATCCATAGATTCTAGCTTACCGGTAAATCTAAAGAACCCATTTTCAGACATCCAATAAGCAGCACCATCAACTTCAACGGCTGCATTCTGTCCTATCAATCCACAGTTAGTTCCAACTTGTTCAAAAGCAAATGTAAAAGGAGTTCCAACAAATCTCATAGTAAACATAGAGGTGTCTGACCAAATATAAATTGCATTTCTACCAAGAGTAACACCCATGATCCGTGATCCGGCGGCCAGTCTTTGTGTACCGGCACTATTTTCAGCTGTAGGTGTATAGTCTTCTATATTTTCTTGTGATGAAAATCTTATAAACATATCATCTTGTGTAGTTTTATCTCCAATTGTTTTTTCTGTTCCAAAAAATACTAAGTGACGATCAGGAGTAGAGACTAACATATCCCGTGATGCTGTTGGTGCATTAGGAATAATAATTGCTCTATTCTCTGTTGGGTTAGCTGCGTCTGCATCCCATTTAAAACATTCGCCATTATGAATTAATGCAATAAGAGTTGTTCCTAAATTGTCCAAGGACCATAGACCAGGATCCGTTATCGAATCTGTTGTAGATGAGGGTGAACCCCATCCTGTAAATGATGTTGTGTTTGTAACTGCTACACCATTATTGTGAGCCGCTCTTGTAGTTCCTCTTACTGCTCTTGTTATACCTGTAAGTTTACTTCCATTTATTCCTGTGTATGAAATTTCTTCTGAACCTATTTGAACAAAGTTTGTACCTGTACTTGGAAAACCACTAGTACTACCTAAAGTAATTTCTGTAGCTGAACTATTGTTACCATTTGTGTTATCTCCTAAAGCACCGTTTAAAGTAGTAGTAATAGCTCCTAACACATTACCACCAAATAAAGATACACCCCAACCAAAAGCTCCTACTTGCTCTGCCGGTCCTACTTTATAGTATTGGTAATATTTAATGCCACCAGATGTTGTTGCACCTGAACCTGTTTCATTAGTAGCCATCGTAATAGTAACTGTTGTTGTACTAGGTACAGAAGTTATCATATATTTTTGACCATTAAAATCTGCTGCACTAAAATTAGAATTTGTAATTGCACTAAAGTCACTAAATAAAACAACATCTCCAGTTTGAAAAGAATGAGGTGCTGGAAAAGTAATAGTCACAGTTGGCGATCCGTTAGTTGTACTGAATGCACTTGTAAGTGCTGTCCCTGATGGATTAACTAAAGGGTGAATATCATAATAAACTCCACCAGAATAAATGTATAAAATTTTACTAGTACCTATAGCTGCATACTTAATAGAACTTGTGCTAACAAAATGATGTAAACCTCTAGCAGCACCAGTAAGTTTTGACTCACCTAATTGATTCCAACCACCTATTTTCTCCGGTGTACCATACCTAAAACGTACGTTTTCGCCTTCAACCCATTGGCTTTCGGCCCCGGTATCTGTAACTTGTTTATTGAATCCTGGTAAAAATCCTAATTTTTGTAGCATATAAAAACCTGTTTATTATGGTTTATATCAGATTGTCGATAAATTCAACAGGTTTAAAGTAAGGGAAGCGTGTGGTGGATCTTCCCCTACAAGCTTACAATGTAAACTATTTTTTAATTTTTGTCAACTTAACACCTTTAAACCAAGCCGGTGCGCCTAGTAAAGGACGTTTATCTAAATAGTTTTCTCTAGCTGTTTTAGAACTAGATTTATTATAATGTAAAAATACTTGACCACAGTTCTTGCCTTTAAATTCTTCACGCCAATGTTCTAAATCACAACCAGAATAGATTAACATATCTCCTGGTTCAAGGTCTACTTTAATACCAGCTTGTCCTTTTCTACCTGTTGGATCTAAATATATGGGCCATGACTCACCACCTAGGTTCAACGTAGTAGATATCTCACATGAGTATCTATCTTTGTGTCGAGCTAGGACATCTCCTTCTTTGTAAATTCTTGCGTAGGAATATGTAGGACTTAACTTTATTCCAGTGTGTTTTTCCATAACAGGTTTTACTTGTTGTAATAAAGTTTCCATAGCAATGTCACTATAATGTGAATAAGTATTAGGCACCTGCTCATCATTCCATATACCAAAATATTCGGTAAATGGAGATAAGTATTTTTGATCAAATAAAAATCTTGCAACTTCTCTTTTATTTAAAAAATATTTGTAAACAAACTCTGCAATCTCAGGTGAGATAGCTGATTTTAATACTGTGTATTTATTTTTCTTGAACGACATTTAATACTCCTTTTGGTATTGCTTGGCAGTTCCAATGTATAAATCTAAAAGGATCATAACCCATATCAACAATGTATTGATGTGGCATGTATGATGGAAAAAATATCATTCGACCTGGTTTGACTTGATAATTTATTGCAGAACTAGCATAAGTTACTTTTGATTTATCTAACTCTGGTAACAGATTCATTACATTCCCTGCACGGGGGTCTTCAAACAAGGGCAGTGATGTTTTCTCACTAGCTTTTAAAAAATAAAAACCAGAGATGTGACCGTTCCAATGTGTATGTAAAGTATGATGTCCGCCACCTTTTTTAGCAAACTCTTGTACCCACATTTCTGTAGTGAACAACTGATGACCTGACATATCAAAACCCATTTCAATTAATAAGTTGTGAGATGTTGCACCAATATAATTTTGTAATTCTAAAAAATCAGGGTCTCCGATTAAAGACGTTGAATGAAATACATGACCCATGTCTCCTTTATCACCAAACTTTTTATTACGTTTATCAATAGCTGGTTTTAAAGTTTTCTTAGAGTCTTCTATATATTTATCAGATGCATCATTTAATTTCTTTTCAAACTCTGGTGCATCTGCAAACCAGATAGGACATTTAAAATAATCCTCTCTATTTAATTGAGTAGGGTAAGTAACTTTAGTTGGTTTCTTTATTCTTTTTTTCTTCTTTTTCATATTTCTCCTTTATTGAAATGGGTATCCTAAGTTCCAGATAACCAAACTGTTTCGTTCACCACTTTTAACTGC